CAACCCGCCGCGCTGTCAGGCTTTCCCGCCAGCCAACGACAACACCGACAAACCCCTCGTCAAAGCCAAAGGCCGGATAGGTAATGCGCCCGATCTGCCCGATCTCGATCTGCCCCAGAAACCGATCCGTCAGCACGCGGACCATGCGCGGCCCGGCCTCCAGGACGGCGCGCCATTTCTCCGCGCGCGCCAAAGCCTCGGCTTCGGTCCAATAGGACGCTGGGAAAGAGATTTCTCGCTGCTGCGCGACGCGCGACGTGATCAGACTGCTCTCCGCCCGGGCAAAGCTGCCTTCCTGCGACAAGCGCTGCCGATCCGCCGCCGCGACGCTACCAGCCATGTTGGACAGCGGCGCATGGTTGCGCCCCCAGCTCACCGCAATGGCGCGTGGCAGGGGCCGCAGGCTGGCGGGCAATGGCAAGGGCTCACAGGCCAGCACACAGGCTGAGGGCAGATCGAATTGCGGCGCATCGGTTGCCAAGGGATCAGCCAGGCGCAGCTTGCCGCCTCGACCGGCTGCCAGCATGGCACCCGACCCGCCCAGGATTTCCTCAGCGGCAGAAAGCGTGGTGGTCGCGGTCGCGCCCTGGTGAAAGCCGACAATGCCTGGCAGATCGGCTTCGGCAAAAGCCCAGGCGGTGCTATCGAAATCGGCCGCTTCATATGCCAGCCCCAGGCTTTCCAGCATGCGCCGCAATATGCCAGCGATGCTGTTCACATAGATTGGCACGCAATCACCACGCAGATCGGCCGTAACATCACCATCCGGCGCCGCACCAAGCTGGAACAGCCCCAGCGCAGGATAATCCCTTGCCTGTCCAACCGTGGGCGTGCCCGCCGTGACAACCACCTGCGCGACACCACGAATACGAATGGCGTCATGCCCGGCAATCTCTCGCCAATGCGACTGATAGGTCGGCAGGCTGCCCGCACCGAGATCGATGTTACCCAGAAACACCGGCGCGACATTGAACACCTGCCCAAGCGTCACGGGCTTCGGGCGGCCCTTGAGTTCATTGCCACCTTCCTGGCCGCCCGTGCCTTGAAACAGCACCGGCTGCAGTGGCGTCGCCATCCGCTCCGTCACGTCCCCCAACGCCAGCCTGGCACGAAAATCGCCACCACGGTCCACGCTACGCAGGATGCCGGTGAAAGGCAGGCTCGCGGCGGAAAGGCTGGTGCCGAAATCACTCGCGCGCGGATTGAGCACGGGCAGGCTGAGCAGCCGCACGGCACGTCCATCGGCAACACCATAGCGCGCCAGATCAGCCGAGAAATTATCCCCATCCGCCAGCGCAATTTCCGAGACCGTCAGCGCTACCCTGCCACCCACCGCCAGGGCGTCTGCCGCGGATTGGCCGATTTCGATATCCTCCAGAATGCGCGGTTCATAGAAGGCCAGCGCCGGCGTATCGCTCGGCGCTGAGACAAAGCCAGCCGAGGCAAGGCGGAGCGTCGCGATCCGTTCCGGTGCCAGAAAGGCATCTGGCAGAAAGGCCGGCGCCAGCATGCCAAGGGCGTCAAAGCCGATCATAGCCCAAAGCGCCCCCGGTTGATGTTGAAATTCTGTTCGATCTCCGCGATCACCAGCGGGCGGTTGTAGATCTCGACCGCCGCGATGCTGCCGACAAAAAAGCCGGCTGATGCCGCTGGCCAGAAATTCAGGCTCTGCCCGCCAATGCGCCAATAACCATCAAAGGGCTGCGATACAGCAGTGACATTGCCGATGGCCTGCCCATTCATGCTGTGTAGTGTGGCGCCATTGTTGAACGACACCACGGCATAGCGCCATTGGTTGTTGGTCACATTGCCGTAGACGAAAGTAGAACTGCCCGGGCTCCAGACGCCCCAGCGCAATTGGCCAGCGGTATCCACATAGAAGTGCCGATCATAGCCACCGGAGCCACCGATCTGCGATGTTTCAAGGCCGATCAGCTTGCGGCCAAGGGCGGCGGAGGTACGGAACCAGACGCCGATGGTGAAGCTTTGCGGATTGGAGATCACGCTGGTGGTGGTGAGGTTGGTGATGCCATCGAAATTGATCGCACCATCGGCGATATTGGTGGGCCCGGTCAGGGTTCCATGATTGGCGCTGCTGCTCAGATCCGTGAAGGCCAGACCGCTGCCTGAATAACATGCCGGATTGACGACATCGAAATGCAGCACCAACCCGTCGCTAATGATGCTTGGCGGCGGTGGTGGTGGTTCCGGTGGTGCCGGTACATCCTTCGCCGTGCGGATCGCGATTTCGAGCAGCAGTACGGCGGCGCTTGGCTGCGGGCCAAGGATCAGGCCAGGCCGCGTTGCCAGCGCCGCATTGGACATGCCGCCGCCAAGAAAGGCCGGCGCGTCCATGGCAGGCGCATCGGATGCAATCATGCAATCATGCGATCAGGCTTGAGGGGTCAAAGCCGATGGCCTTCAGCAGCGCGGCCACTTCGGGCGCGAACAAATTCAGCTTTTGCGCCGCCAGCCACCGTTCGCGCAGCAGCAATTCCGCATCGGTAAGATCGGTGGCGGGCGCTTCAAGCTTGAGCAGCGCCATGGCATCGCGCAGTTTTCCCGTGGCACCAAGGGCTTCGACCAGACGCAGCTTGGTGATCTCGCCAGGTGGTGGTGCGGGTGGCGTAGGCGGGTCCTCAGGCACTGTTGTGACTTCAACCACCGGAACGGGTTCAGGCTTTGGAGGATCGGGGATGATCTCGACCCCTTCCATGCCACCAGCCGCGACGATGGCCTCAACCAGTGGATGTTCCACCGGGCGGGGCTCGCCGACACTGAACCGATGCGCCTCAAGCGCTGTGGCATAGGCTACCACGCGATCAGCGAGCGCTGGCCCGAAGGCTTCGACGACCTCGGCGGTAACGCGCAGCCTTGGCGCCGACAAGCTATCCGCACCCTCCTCTGGCTGCGCTGCACCTGCCTGGATGGAATCCTCAATGACATTGTCCATGATTGGCCTTCTCGAGTTTCTGGTTTGAAGCCCTCAAGCACCCGCGAAAAGCGCGACGGTGCAAATCAACATGGGCGGCATATTGGCTGAGGCGCCGCCGGCGAAATCACTCACCGTGATGGACGGCGCTGCATTGCCGATGGAAACATTATGGGCATGCGTCGTATCCAGGCTTGCCGACCAGGTATTGGACTGTCCGTTATTCGCATCCCAGCTATTCGGCCCCGTCGCAAAGCTGAATATGCCATTGGCCCCGCGATGATCGGTGTAGCGCAGCCCGTAAATACTGCCGTAACCCCCGCGCGAATCTGTCGAACCAGTGTGATTATGCGCCGCCTGCGATGCCGCATGACCATGCGTGCCGACGCGCTGATCACCGCCCGCATTGCCCAGCGCAGCCGCATTGATGCCCGAAACGCCGCTGGTAATCCTGCTGGCAGCGGCACCCCCGAGATTATCCAACCCGAATAGCGCTCGCCCCCTGACATCGGGCGTGCCAAAGCTTAGCGCGCCATCCCCCACGCCATAGGTTGTGCCGATCGCGGCGAATAGCGTGGCATAGCTACTGCGCGAGAGGTTCTGCCCATTGGGCCAGACACAGAATGGCGGCAGGTTCGGGCCGGCGACTTGCACATATTCGCCAATCAACCGGCCATGGCCGAAAATCCCCACCACCCATCCAGCGCCACTGCGCAGGATATGCGCTGTCATCCCCGGCATCAGCGCGATGCTGGCCTGGCCATTGATGGTCTCACTGGCATTGGGATCAATGGTGAGCGCCGCGCTGCCCAGATTCAGCACCAGCCAGCCGGCACCAGAGGCCACAGCGGCAACCGCGGGCAGATTAAGCGTGGCAGCAGCACCGCCCGAAAACACCACCGTATTGCCAAGATCCGCGAGCGCGAGGTTCGCCGTGCCCGCAATGGCGATGACTTCCCGCGCCGCAGGATCCACCACGCTGAACACATCCTTGGTGCCGGCTGGCAGCGCGACCAAGCCGCCGGAATTGGAGGAGGCCAGGATGGTCGCGCGCGTCAGCGACCCTGGCGAACCACCATCGAAATCGCCATAGCCGATCTCGAACCCGGTGCTCCATTGAATGCAGTATTGGATGCGCCGTGCTGCCGCACCGAAGGCAGCCTGGAAACTGCGTGCATTACTGGCGGCAGCACTGAGCACCAGCGTGCCGGTGCCGGCGGTATCGGTGCTTTGCTTGGCGCGATAGGCGATGATTGGCATGGGTCACCCCGTCATGTGCTGGCGCGGGCCAGGATGGCTTCGTTCTGGGCAGTCAGGCGGCGTAGTTCGGACAGCAGGTTGCGCAGCACTTCCGTCTGCGCATTGCCGGTCGCGATCACCGCCAATTCCAACCGATCCGACCCTGCTACTTGTGCTTCGAGCAAGGCGCCGAGATTGGCCGGATCGCTGCCGGGCGCAGCAGTGCGGAGCGTGCGGGCGACATCGGCGACGAGTTCCGCAAAGCTGGTGGAGATGCCGAGAAAATCCTTGGCAATCGGCAGCGCGATCTGCGCCACGCGGGAAAATTCGGCGAGTTCTTCGGGCGTGGCGCCATCGAGCAAGGGAGCTTGCGCCGCAGACAGCGAGGCCAATGCCGCGCCATAGCGAGCCTCCAACGGCAGGCCGCCCAGATCACCCATGGTCAGGTTTTCCAGCAGGCCGCGCGCAATGCCGCGCATCTGGGCCGCCAACGCCTCCGCCTGGCGGTCAAATTCGCGCATGACCGCCAGACGCTCATCAGCGATGGTCTGTTCCAATGCCACCACGCGGCGGATGTATTCCTGGCCAGTCTCCTCGAGCCCGAACTGGAATAGCTGCTCACGAAAGGCGCGCATTTCAGTTTCGGCCCGCAGGTCGAATTGGCCGAGCGCCACGCCATGGCCATCGCCATTCAAGGCCATGCGGCGAATGCCAAGCGAGCGGTCAATGATATCCAAATCTCGCGCGCGGTCGGCTTCCAGCTTCGCGATACGCTCGGCGCGCTGGGAATTCAGATCGGCCTCGGACAAGCCAAGATCACGCGCCCTGGTGATAGCGTCGTCGTAAGTCTTGGTCAGCGCTTCCATGGCGGATTTGAAAGCGCTAGTTTTTTCGACTGCGCGGCCAAGGGGCTCAAATACCTGGGTCACGAAATCCGCGGCGGAAAGCGCTTCCTCCAAATTACCGCCGCGCCCAGCCAGTGTGCCAAAGGCGGTCATCTGATTGGCATTGTCGCTGCGCAACTGCCCGACCAACGCGGTCATGGATAGTTCGCGCGGCGAGCCCGAGGCCTGGCCAAAACCGACTGCTGCCTGACCCGGTGCGGCAAAGCTCAGATTGCGTGCGGCGATTTGCCGGTTGATGGCGTCAAGCTGCTGCTGCACCTCGGCCACCGCGCCGGCTTGGTCCCAGCGCTTGCCGCGCGCACCGCTGATGGTGAGCAGCCCGGCATCATCCACGCCGAGAAACACATCGCCGCCAGAACGCGCTGCCATGCCTTTCTTGGTCGGCCCAAATAAGCCGCCCGCCGCACCACCGATGGCGCCGCCGACCATCATGCCAATCGGCCCGCCCACCAGAAAGCCGATGCCCATGCCAAGGCCGGTGCCGATCATTGTGCCCGGCATGGGATCCGCCGTACCGCGCAGGCTGCCCGAGATGGTGCCGCCCGCCATACCCAGGCCAAACCCCATCGCGCCAGCGCCGAGCAGATTGCCCAGCGTGACTGGCGCTGCCGCACCGCCACCACCGGCAAAGAAGCCTGCCTCGCCCGGCAATGCGGTGCCGGCAAAGAAATTGCTCTGCGTCGCGCCAAAGGAGGTCGGCGTATAGATCGGTGTGGAGAGAAACCTGCCCGCGCCAGTAAGGCCGAGAGCCTCACCAAGGCCGCCCGTGCCGCCGAATAGATTGGGCGCACCCATGTTCAAAAACGGCAGAGGGGAAAAACTGAACATGCCCGCGCTGCCGCCTGCGCCGCTCGGTACGCTGGCGGCGGGCGTTATCCCACCCGCAGGCGCAGCCCCACCAAATGCCCCCATCAGGCTCGGCCGCGACGTGCCGAACACTTCATTCACCAGTGGATTGACGATGGCGAGCTTCGCCATGTCAGTGACCACACTCGCCACCACCTGCCGCGCGATGGAACCGAAATCAATCGCTGCCTTGCCGCCCATGGCAAAGGCATTCACCAGCCCATTGCCAATCCGGTCCAGCGCATTCTCCCCGATCGAGGCCAGTGCATTGCGCGACCGTTCCGCGAATTGTTGGGCTTCTTGCTCGGCCTTGGCCGAAGCCTCACGCGCAGCACGGGCGGCAGGGTCAAGCTGGGTCAGGGTGCGGTTATACTGGTCCTGCGTGATGCGTGCTGCCGCCAGTGCAGCATCCAGCGCCTTGACCTGCTCGGCGTATTTTTCCTGCTCGGTGGCCGCACCTTCCGCCAGCGACGTGCCGCGTTCCACCAGGCGCTGATATGCGCGCTCAGCCTCGGTCAGGCGTTCCGTCGTGGCGCGAGTTGTCTCGGTGCGGTCTGCCAACCGGGCCAGTGCCTCATCACGGTCCTTGTCGGCGGCAGCGCGCAGTCGGGACGCTTCCTCACCCTCAATCGCGCCTCGTGCGGCCAGGGCATCAATCTGCTGCACGCGTTCGGCATGTTCGGCGCGGACGCCGCGTTCCTTGTCGAGCGCTTTATACAATTCCTCAAGCCGCGCCTGATCGGCACGGCGTCCGGCGATGATGGCACGCTGGCTCGCGGTATAGGTTTCCGCCTCACTAGCTTCCTGTGCCTCGCGCTCCAATTGGCTGCGCCGCGTGATGAAGGTTTGTAGCTCGCGCAGCGCGGCCTCGCGCTCCCCACGCAGGTTTTCCAGATTACGCCGCATGATACCGCGCGTGCCGCCGGGCATGGCGGTCTCGGCAAGGGCGGTCTCGGCATTGGCGATCTGCTGGTCAAGCACCGCCAGCCGGTCCCGGCTGCGGTCATAGCCTGCGCTGGCCTGTTCCATAGGCGTGCCAAGCCCGACCGCAACACGCCCCTGATTGACCGCCGCTGCCGCTGCCTGCGCTGCACGCGCAATGCCCTGCGACAGCCCAAGCGCCCGATCCAGATCGCCGGCAAAGCGCGACATGGCCTCGCCCAGGATCGAGAAAGCCCTGCCCATGGTGGGCGGCATTTTCTCGAACTCGGCATTGAGCGATTGCCCGGCACGGATCAGCGCAGGCATCACCACATCGGCCGTCAGCTTTCCGGCCTCGCCCATCTTGCGGAGTTCGCCAACGCTGGCGCCCAATTCGCGCGCCAGCGCCTCCGCCAGGGTCGGCATGTTCTCCAGCACCGAGCGCAACTCATCGCCCTGTAAGCGGCCCGAGGCCAGCGCCTGGCCAAGCTGCATGACGGTGGCGGAGGTTTCCGTCGTGCTGGCGCCCGCGATAATGCCCGCCTGTTGCACGGTGCGCACCAGCGCGAGCACCTGATCATTCGTGGCACCGATCTCGCGCGCCGCGATGGCAAAGCGGGCAAAGGCATTGGCGCTTTCGCTAATCGCCACACCCGTCTGCTGCGATAGGGCATAGAGGTTTTGATAGACCTTCTCGGCCGCACCGAAGGACCCGGTCGCGGCTTGCAGACGTGCGAGCGATTCCGTTGCCTGATCACCGGCACGCGCAATGGCGCTGCCTGCCGCCACCACGCCTACTGCTACCGCCGCAATCGCTGCCGCCGCACCGCCGGCACGGCCTGCGACACTGACAAAGGCACTGCCGGTACTGCCCAGGCTATTGCCGAGTGCCCCAAAGCTGCGGACGGCAGCATCGGACGCCGAGGCCAAGCCGCGCATGGTGGGCTGTGCCTTGGCGCTGGCGCTATCAATCTGCTCCAGCGCGCGCTTGCCATCGGCGCCGAGTTTTTCGAGCGACCGGCGCACGGTCTCGGCATTCTCAGCCGAGAGCCGGATGGCGATGGTGCGTGCCGCGCCGCTCATGCGTCACGCGCCAATTCAGCAACGATGGCGCGCGCCAGCACATTCCCCGCGCGGCGGCGCACGCCCGCCACATCAAGCCGCTTGTCGAGCCTGACCTGACGCATGAGGAAAAACATCGGGACAAACCCCTGGGCAAGAGTGGCGCGCGCCAGGCGCTGCTGGCCGCGCCGGTTGCCGGTGAGCACTTCGACATTCGCGCCGGCGAACAACCGCAAGCGCCGCCGCTTGCCGAGGCCGCTCGCGCCACGCACGCGCAAGCACCAAAGCCGAACCGCTGGGTTGGATTTGGAGCGGATGATGAAAGCCTCGCCACGCGCTGCCTTCATCTCGGCGGGGGTGACGCGCAGCCCACCACGCGATGAGGCACCACGCCGGCCACGCATGGCGTTGTAGCCGGTGGGAAAAGCGAGGTAGCGCCCACCCTTGGCAGTGATGGGCAGGCCCTTATCGAAGGCCTCCACCAGCTTAGGTGCGTTGGAATAGACGAGTGCGGCCGGGCGAAAACTGCGCGGCGCGGCGCCAGGCGGCGGGTAGAGTTTCAGGCGCCAGCTATTGGCGAGCGCGCGGCCCTTGTCGGAGAAGCCCGCGCCACGCGCCTGGGCGCGGAGTTCGGCTTGCACTTCCCGCCCGGCGCGTTCCACGCCACGACGCATGGCGCGCGCGACGTCGCGGATCTCGGCCTCCATGGCAGCACGGAGGTCACCGCGGATGGTGGCGAGGAGGAGGGGCATGGGGGAGAAATTTTCTTCATAGGCTGGGAGCATCAAAAGCTGTTGGCGACTGAACCTTGTCTATAAAATGGGTGACCAAGTTTTGGTTTGGAGAGACAAGTTCTAATTGACCGCTTCAAGGCATTCTCATATCATATTAACTAGTGCAAAAGGGTTAGAAAAATGGCTCCCTCTGGGTTTATACTCCGACAGGCAAGACAGACGCTTCGCGATTTCGGCGTTGAAAACGGTTTTAGGCTTTCGGCTTCAGCTCGGGCCATTCTGGAAGAGGCGGTACTTTCTGCCTTAGATTTAGATTTATATGATGATCCTCCTGCTAGAATTCGGTCACGAATGTTCTTCTTTGAAAACCCACTTGATTTTCTGGAAAAATTTTTGTCGAGTTTGGAAGAACGAGCAATACGGGTTCGTTCATACCTGAGAGTTGAAACATATTCGGGTGACGATCAATATATTATAGAGGGTATTTTTGTTCTTCAGCATATGAGTCAGTTTCCGTTGCTTCGCGAATGCTCATGCTGGCCGAATTAGATCATGATACCGGCCCCTGAGTCTCAAAGTTCATCTGAGCCCTCTGCAAATAGTAGCACCAAGGATACTATTGAGGCTCAGTCTGGGCGTTTTGAATTTTTCAAACAATCGCTTACTTTGAGCAGCGCTGGCTTAGCCGGCATAGCGGCTCTGTTCACAGATCAATCACGGGTTCCAATTGATCTATGGTCACGAATCTTAGTTGGTTCCATTGGTTTGGCATTATTACTTGTGGTTTATTTTTCTTTGGCGGGCCTTTCGACCTATGCTAACCTCCTGACCGCTGTTGCCCGTACGCTACCAGTTCCGCCCATAGATCTAATGAATCAGGAGAAAAAAAACTCGCCAAATTTCTACGCCAACGGAATGGTCAAACACGCTCAAGGGCTTTTTTGCTCTCTTTTTGCGGCCTGCTTTTTTATCCTTCTTTTCGCTGGGCTAAAGCTCATACCTCAAAATAATAACCTTGAGGCAGCCATTACTGCGGGGCGTTTAGTTGTAGCAAGGGAGTCGCGCATTGAAGGATCATCTGTACATGTCGAGCGTTTCAATACTGATCAAGATAAAATATTCATCACTTATACAGTAGATTCAAAGAAGTTTAATGTTGTGATTTCAAGAGAAGGCACAGCCATCGTTGAATTTTCTCGAGAGATGACTCCTACCCCAGGAGGGAGTTCGCGGCCCTGAATGAGTGCCAAAATTATAGACCATGTCGTCAGTTCTGGCATTTTCGCCTCTCCCCCTCCATCACCGCCTCAGCACTCGCCAGCACCGCAAACCCATCCACCACCCAGGCCGCCTGGTCATTCACGCCACCCGCATCCGGCCAATGCGCAATGCCGCCCATCCCGCCGCGACACGCGGCCCAAAGCCGCACAAAGCCATGCCAGGGCTCGCCAATCACCAAGCGCGGGTTCTCCGGCCAGGCATCACCCCCCACCAACCAATCGCCACCCTCGGCAGGTCTCAATCCACCGTCATAGGCGCTGGGCTCGCGGGCGATAGCGAGGGCGCCGCGGAGTTTTTTTCCGCATCTCGACTTGGTTGCATCAGCGCACTCGCACGCCAGCCGATCGGCTCGATATCCTCCTGCGGCAAAGCATCCATCAATGCCTCGGAGACCAGGTCGCGATCACGCTTGAAGGGCGGCAGATCGGCGCCCTCCCAGCCGCGTAGTGCATGACGCGCCGCCACCCACGGCAGCATGCCGATATAGCGCTGCCGCGCCGCTAGCAGCCCGGCATAGCTTGGAATGGCGGCACATGCTGCCTCGATCATCGCAAGCGGCGCCTGCGCTTCCGGATCATCCGGCTCGGCCTCGGCACGCGCAATGGCGGCCGCGAGTTCCTCGGCATTGCCAGGCGCGGCTTCAGTGATGGCAAGGCGCAGCGCCTCCAGCATCTGCGCCTGCGGTGGGTAGATGCCTCCATCACGCGCAAGATCGGCGCGAAAGGCCTGACGCTCACGGAAAGTCAGCGGCGCGATCAGGTAGCGCCGCTCGGGCGCATGGGGTGGCGAGAACCATTCCGCATCGCGGCGGGAAAATACAACGCTCATTTTCATGCTCCTCAGAACTGCGCCAGAAATAGCGGGCAATCCGCGCCATCCAGTTGAAAGCCAATGTCGAATTGCCCGAGCCCGTCACGCTGCCCGGGCCGCATGGCGGTGGCCTTGGCCGCCGGTGCAATGACGCAAAAGCGATTGCCCGGATTGGCGCCCAGGATCGCCATCAGAGGCATCGCCGAGCCCAGGCGAAAGGCGTTGAACAGCGCTACAGCAGTCGTGGTGCTCATCAACGGATCAATCGCGCCGCGTGCATCACGCTCTGTCGGCACGGCCGGATCATAGCCCTCGGCCGCTTCGGGATTATCGGGCAGGATGACATTGACACCGGCGTCGAGCGTCAGGCGTCGCGCGCGGGCTAATTGCTGGTTCAATTGGCAGCGGCCATTTACAAAACGCGGCGGCGTCGGGCGAATGATATTGTTCCACCCGGTCGGCAGCGCAGCCGCTGATTTATCCAGCAATTGGGCGCGCAGATCGAAAACCAGAAAGCCAATGCCGCCGGTGGAAAGCTCCAGGCTCCAACTGCCGACAGCACCGGTGAAACGCCAGCGCAGACCATCGGCATAGAAGTAGAGCGTGGCCGTGCGATACACCGCCTCATCCGAAGTGGGGCTGTAGAGAACATTGGCGGGGATTTGCGCGAGCGTCGCGACCGCGCCAGGTGTGGCCATGGTCTCGCCAAGGGTCGCCACACGCGCGGCAGTGTAATCAACGATACCGCTGACCAGGCTGCGATCACCGGAAAGCAGCAAGGGCATGCCGCGATAC